CTCTTAACTTGTTTTGCACGACTCATATCAGCAACTGATTTTTCTGCTAGAGCATCCTCGACTTCCTTTTTTGATGCAAGGTTTCCGATGGAGTCAATGACGATGATGAGTTTGTCACCCCTATCAAGTTGCGTAAGTTGCTGCATAATGTCGAATTTGAGCTGTTCGATATCCGTAAGGGGAGTGTGCAATACCCGCTCAGTATCGATACCGAAAGAATCAAAGTATGATTGAGGAGTACCAAACTCAGAATCATAAAATAAAAGGGCTGCGTCTTCATATTTGTCCAAGTAAGATTTGGCCATCAATAAGGAAAATGCTGTCTTAAAGTGCTTGGATGGACCTGCCCACATTGTAAGACCTGGTGTTAGACCACCGTCTAACTTACCAGAAAGTGCCACGTTAATGATTGGCACTGCGGTTGGAATCATATCCTTCTCATTGAAGAATTTTGATTTTGCTAAGATGGCAGAATCTTTGATACTGCTGTTCTTTTTAATTTTGTCGAGAATGCTCATTTATTTTCCTTTTTCACGAAACGAATATGGTTCATCATAATCATACTTAGGTTCCAATTTTTTAACAGGCACATGATGTTCTTCATATATTCCTGGTGCCAAATGGACTTCAACTTTTTCATGTGTTGGTGATGTAATTGGTGGTATTGATTCACCACTAACACCATCAATCACAATCATATTGTCTTTTTTAATTTCTACAGTTTCTTCTTTTGGTGTTGTGACAACATCAGGCACAACATTTACATTTTCTTGTTCTTCTGCAATTGGTTCTGGCACAGTTACAAAAGTTGGTTCTACATTAAATTTTTGTTTTTCTCTCACTGACATATTATATGCAATCACCAACAAAATAGCCAATGGATCAAATACAACAATAATCAATAGAATGACAAGTCTTACCGCTTGGTCGATAACATCTCCAGAAGCCTCCGAACCGTATGCCAAGGCTGCAATGTATTTGATTGGGCCGACATCCGCTTCAATCTTTTTAAGCTCTGTAGATAACGGCGCACGTTCCTCGGAGTATTTGCCAATGGCGGCTTGCGACTGTTGAATTTCTTGTAGTATTCTAGTCCTATCTTTCTGTTGGGAACGGCGTATTGCTTGCGCTGTAGCGGCACCTTTTTCATCAGTTGAACGACCCATAGTTTGGTCCACAACCTCATCATACTGTTTAATTGCCTTGCGGTTTGCCTCGACATTTTCCTTCTCCGATTTGATCTTCTCATCCAACAATGCAATCCTATCCACAAGTGGTGCATTATCTGCCGAATGTTCTAAGTGTGCCTTTGATAAGAAACCAAAGATACCCATAGAAGTAATCAACATCAAAATTACAACAGCAATTGACAGATAGGATTTAATAAGGAAAGGACATTCTTTCCAGTTTCTATACAGCCAAGATACAGTTACAAGTTTTGATACCTCAAGTATAGAACCCATAATGATAACTGGCCAGAAAGAACCTGGAAAGATTTGTGCTAAACCTATAACTGAATAATAGGCAGCGACACCAGATAAACCTAGTGCTGTCAATAAGGTTAAAAATATCATCCGAAAAAGTCCTCTAAAGAATTAGTTTTTTCCGCAGACCATTTCATGCATCTTAAAATGACACTGATTGGTTCCAGAAATGCTTTGTCGAATTGTACATCATAATCAATGTAGTTGTCAAGCTCAAACTCTTTAGGTATTCTACCGGGAAAAGAAACCACATCATTCTTAAAGTGATTTGGCATTTTCAAATAGGTAAATTTAAGTTTTTCACCTTCTTGTATGAGAGGGTATTTCTTGGTCAATCCCATTTGTTTTAGATGGTGGTTATATACAATAGCACCACGAACATGAATGGGTGTTCCTTTTTTGAACAACATTACTGGATCGGAATAAGTATTTAGCCCATTCAAACCCCGTGGAAAAGATATTTCTTCCGCTGGTAATGTTTTAAACTCTTTCTTAAAGTTGGCAATAAAGTCTTGTACTTGTTGTTCAGTACCAGTCATCATCAACTTAATGGCAGCCTTCATCTTCTCACGAATCGCAGATGGTGTGGATGATTTAATCATTTCCAAACCCATCACTTTCATGTGTGGTTCAGCATACTGTACGCCTTCATTGTTATATACATTTAGAATATAACGCTTCTTGGCAGTCCACACACCTTTGTCGGAAAGACCTTCACGTTTCATTTGCATCTTCTGTTCAAACGCATGAACATAATCAGCCAACTCTTGGTATGATTTATCAATATGTGGTTGTAATTTATCTTCACAAACACGATCCATAAATTCAATGATCTTTTGTGCAGGCATTTTAACCACACCATCAACACCATAAACTTTATTCACCAAGTCACCAAGTCGCAGGTAAATAGAATCGGTATCAGAAGCAATCACATAGTCATCATCTGTATCAAGGAGTTTGTTCATGTATTGGTTTATTTTTGCTTCGATCCACCGAATAGATAATTGGCCAGCAGTAGTAACACCAAGAGCCATACGCAAATCATAAAATCTGAAATACTGAGAACCAAGAGCACCATAAGCAGAATTGAGAGATACTTTCTTTGCAAGTTGTAGGTTGTTGTACCTTGCAACTCGCTTTTCGATATCGTATTTTTTAGATTCGTCTTTCTCATTCTCATACTCCTGTTGTGCTTGCAACATCAACTTCTTGAATTTCTTACGGTCATCATACATTTCAACCATCATCTTAGGTAAGAAACCTTGAATATCTGTACGGAAGAATTGTCCGTTTGGTGTGATGGTGGCATCTTTCAAACTTGAAATGTCAATTTGTCTTTTCAAGAGTTTGTCAACAGTCACACCTTGTGAAAGTATCTCACGCATTTCTGGTGTATATCTTTCCGGTTCAATCAACGTTTCAGGTGAAATATTATACTGCATCATCAAGTGTGGATACAAACTGTTCAAGTCAAATGATGCAACCCAATTGTGTAGACCAACCTGTGGTTCTTTAACATAAGCACCTTCAAATGCAGCATCTTTTTCCTGCGTTTCTTTTGGTGGAACAATAATGCCTTTACCCAACAAATAAGAATAAGTCAGTGAATCCCACATACGAGTTTGTGCAAATACATCCTCATAGTTACACTTGGTATCATATGCAAGGGTTAAAGCCAACTCCAAAAGTTTCAACTTATCTTCCAACTTTAGAATTAGTTTAACGTCTTTGATATTGTACTCAATAAACTTTTGATAGTTGAGGCGATACAATGCATGTAAGTTATCATATTCATCATACGAAATCTTACCCTCACCGAGTTCCACTTGTGCAATGTTATCCAGTCGATACGATTCTTGTGACTTACCACCTGGCGCATACCATTTGTACAATTCGATATAATCAAGTGATTCAACACCAACAAAACTATATGCAATCAATTGTCGGCCATTTATAATGGTTTTACGTTCACTGATATAATTCCATGGAGACAATTTCTTGGCCTCATCTTCACCAAGAATTTTACGAAAACGATTTACAAGATATGGTATATCAAAGAACTTAGTATTCCAGCCAGTGATAACATCTGGTGTCATACGAGTCCAAAGTTCCAAGAACCTTTTGCAAAGAGACCATTCATCTTTGCATTTCCAATAGGTTACATTGTCTGGATCATCATTGGTGTAATCACCACAACCCATAACATAAGTGTGACCACCTAGATAAGTTATGGCAATAGCTGTAATTGGTTCGTTGGCCAAATATGGGTCTGGAAAACCATTCTCTGAACCAACCTCAATATCAACAATACCAATAGATATTTTATCGGCATCCCAATCAACCATTTCAGAATGTTGTTCTGCAATAAATGCATATTCGAATCTGGTGTTACCATAGATTTTAGTGCCACCAGCAACATCTTCGAATTGTTTTACATAATCACGGGCTTCACGGATACCATCAAATCGTTTTGGTATGAGTTCAATACCTTCAAGTGATTTGTGTGTACCATTACCTTTACGTGCAGGAAGATACAATTGTGGTTCATAATCAACTTTTAGTTTAATTCGTTTACCGTCTTTGATACCACGATAAAGAATTTTACCACCAATAGATTGAACGTTTGTATAGAAATTAGCCATTAACCTTTGAGTATCTGTTTGTTTGGAAGAATGATACCTGAACCAAAAATTTGATTGTAGTTGTCGATAAAATCTTGAGCAGGAACATAGTAGTATACTACATTCTTCTTATCAATGTCAATAGTTGAGTTTTTTATTTGTGGAGCGTGCATTGGGAATGGTGCAAATCCAACGTTAGGTTGACCGTCTTGGCCACGAACCACAGCAATTCCTACAGGGTTACATATGGTAAATGATGTTGGTGTTTCGGATTTGATTTCACCCAGGATTTCTTCATGTGTGATGAGTTTTAGTACAATTATAGTCATAATAAACCTTTAAAGTGTAGCGTTTGACCGCATAAATAATTATATAGTGTGCTTTGAGACCATAGTATATCATTTTTTTGTTATAAAGTCAATACAAAAATGGTAGAAAATGGATCCGTTTACACTCTTTGCCTTAGCAAATGGCGCTGTTGCTGCCGTTAAAAAAGGTTGCCAATTATACAAAGATATCAAAAGTGCCGCTGGGGACGTTAAAGGCGTCCTCAAGGACCTTGACGAGCAATTTAATAAGGCTCATCCACCAGAAAAGCCTGCCACTCCTGCAGCAAAAAAACAACTTGTTGAAGAAAAGAATCGCATTGTTGAATTGAATAAACGTGGCGGTGAAACTACCAATATCTATGCAGAGATTGGTGATTACTTAGGTACATACTACGATAATTATTACAAGTGTATGGCTGTACTTGAAGAAGAAGAAAAACGTAGTAAAACACAAGTTTATACCGGAGATGCGAGTTTAGCTAAACGAGCCCTTCAACGTGTTCTAATGCGTAAGCAACTTGAACAAATGGGTACTGAACTCCGTGAATTAATGATTTATCAAAGTCCACCTGAACTTGGTGCTTTATACACAGAAGTTGATGAGATGACCAAGGTTTTGGGAGCTGAACAAAAAATTCTTATTGCAAAACAAATGCAACAAGATGCCATCAAAGCTAAATTAAAAGCACAGAGAATTGAAAAATATAAATTTGAATTTGGACTTGCTCTTGGTGGAATAATTTTATTAATTTTGTTAGGTATATTTTGGACTTGGTTATATTATGATACCCAAGAAAGATGGCCAGAATTGAAAAATAAAACCTATCAAGAGGAATTAAGAAAACAAAAACTATATGAGGTAGAAAAAATCAAGGAAGCTATTCGATATCTGGACGAACAGAACTACGAAAAAAACAAGGAACTAATAACACCAAAATGAAAAAAGAAAAATACACATTTTTGGAATGGGTATTTGATGATGTTGGATTTAATAAATTTATTTTATATTATTTTATATACATCTTAATTGTTGCAATTATGATGTTATCATTTGTTTGGTGGTATACCACAAAATGAAAACTTCAACACAATCGGCTCTTATAGTTGCAAGTTTTTTTATTTTACCAATATTAGTGGCAACACTACTAATAACATTATCAGATTTTATAAACCTAATAATTGTATTGGTTACATTCTGTTTATGTCTTGGCCTTGTTGCATATTATAGTTATACACAAATAAAGGAAGAATTGGATTGGATCAAAAGTGAAGATGAACGATTAACCTACAATTTTAGACATGATGATAGGAAGATGAAATTGTATAAGTTCTACAAAAATTACTTCAACACAAGCCATGAAAAATAAACTGTTGTTGACATTAGTAACAACTACAGCCACACTTGTTGTTACACATCCTACTATCAATATAAATTTGATGCCAGATACTGTTATCTATGCAAGATCAAACACAAATGATTATTGCAGGTTGGAAAGAAGTTTTATAGACCCGAGAGGTCTACAAGTTTGTGAATATAAATGTTCGAATGAAACGAGGCGTGGTAGTAAATTAACGCACACAACTTCTTTCAATAATTCAAGGTCATGCAAGGATAAAATTCCAGCGCCATAATGGTTGCGGGTCACGGAGTTGCACCGGAACTGAGGATTATGAGCCCACTGTGATACTATTTCACCAACCCGCTATAATAATTATTCGAAAAACTCAGGTTTCATAATAACGTTTTTATCGAATTCATGCCTAGTGCGTTTAAGATTATCTTCTAAGATTCTATCGAATTCTTCTTGTTCGGCTTTAGCATCTTCTATTTCTTTTGGTGATGGCTTACGAAAGATTGCATCATAGTTATCACCAAATGTTTTTTGTGAAACACTAAATGGTCTTGGACTAGAACCTTTGCCGCCATCAGACATTTTATTCTCCGTATACGAAAACTACGCCATCAATTTTGGCAACATAGTAGTCACCAGATTTCATTGCAGCATTCCAATCCAAAAGAACAATATCACCAACAGAGACTTCATCAACATCAGGACCGATGGCCATAACTTCTGCTCTATCAGGTTCATCTGTTCTATGTAGAATGATGCCCGATTCTGTTTTCTTAGAACCTTCGATTCTTTTAATAACAATTTTATCTGCAAGTGGTGTGATGTTCATAATGTCCTCAAAAATAAATGGAGCGGCAAGACTGATTCCCACAGCCGTCACAAGAGGGCATCTTGTGATGTTATTACGTTTGCCGCATTAAATGGAGCGGGATATCAGAATCGAACTGATGACGAAAGATTGGAAATCTCTAGTTTTGCCATTAAACTAATCCCGCATATAACTATATATACATCATTTTAAAATACACATAATGTACTTTAAAATGTGGACTCTTGCGAATCCACATACCATCACAATACTTTGTAACGGTCATCCATGATGGTTTTAAGCATCACAGATTCTGGTGTAAAGGTTTCTAGGTCACCAGCCAACAGTGGTTTTACGACTGCTGGTGAGAAACCAGATACCAATGCAGTACCAGAAGTGTCGAACTTTACTGGAGCGTTGCCGTATACGGCATTCAAGTTCCAGAATACAACTTTTGGTAAAGTGTATCCCGCTTCTTTGTACTTACGTGCAATCATCTGCATAGCAGAGTCATCATGCTTAACGCAAGCGTTAAATTGCATGTCTGACAGAATCAATACCATTGCTGGCATTTCTTCTTGTGGCACGCCACCTTTTACTGCTACATCAAGGATTTTTGCAAATGCCTTGTGTAGGTTGGTAGACATAGCCCAATTAGATTTAACCATTTGGTCAATCTTTTGGTTGATGTTACCTTTCAAGTGCAACAATTCTGGATTGTCAGAAAAAGTTAGGAAGGTGTCCTTGAACTTGCCTTCATTCTTATCTGCCAAGTACAGTCCCAAAGAGACTGCAACTTCCATACAGGTTAGACCTGATTTGGAACCATGACCACCTGCAGCGCAGGACATTGAACCAGAAACATCCACCAAAGGTAGAATGTTTGCGTCACCAACAAAGTTAGGCAAAGCCTCCCATTGTTTTTGCACCAAGTCCAATTCGGTCTTGTCGAATTTCATGTAACCACTGATACGGCCTTTCAGCACATCATATGGGAACACAGCACCTGCATTAACCTTAACATCAGGATTATCACCCTTAACCAACGATGCAACATAAGCTGCGTAAGTTGGAGTGTTACGGTTAAAAGCCTTCTTGTAACGGGATGCCGCTACGGAAGGTACGTGTGAGAAATTGATGGAATCCCAGTCTTTCGCACACATGTTAGTTTCAACAACTTTGGTCATTTCAACCAAAGACTTACGGTAAAACTTTGGAGACATACCAAAGAACTGACGAATTTCAGCCGCTAGTTTACCTTGGCGAGGAGTCCACTTTGCAGCCAATCCATTCTTCGCACGAAGCGCATCACCCAACATAGTGAATGCTGCTGACTTCATAACGTCAGAATTGAATACAAAAATGTCATCCCAACGGCCCAATTCAGGAACCTTTCTCAACAATGCTTTTGCGGCTTCTACGTCATTCTTTTCCAAATAACGTAAGATTGAACGGAACAATTCACGTTCACCAGCACCACCACGAACATCACGAAGCCATGCGGCAACACGCAATGCTAATTCACGGTTTTCTGCCATTGCAGCTGCGAAAGCAGGCACAATGTCTTTGCCACGGGAAGCACCTGCATTGTAGAATAAATCTACAACAGCATTAGCTGTGGACTTACGAGCCTTCATACCGTTTGCGGTACGAGCTTCTTGATTTACAACGGCATTTACAAAAGTTGACATAACTTACTCCTCATTAAAAAACAACAGGATACTTTTTTAGCGCACTACCAATTGTGCTATTCACGCATGAAGCGTAAAACAGGATTCGAACCTGTAACCTCTCCGTTCAAAGCGGAAAAATTGTTTGCTGTCAGTATCCTAAAATAAACAGGTTAGTTTTCTACTTTTTGATTACAGTGAGAATATCGAAACTCACCTTCGTTAGGACTATTTCAATAAACACCTTCAAAGGTCGAAACCTCCAGCATTTACCATAGTGAGCCCAACATTTCCAGTTATTAATTGATGCTGTAACTAACCTAAAACCTTTTCAATCATTCAATACAAGTATTGTATCACAAAAATTTGTTGTAGTCAAGCGGTATGTTGTAAATATACCACAATATTTGGTGCCCCACGACAGAATCGAACTGCCATCACAGGATTACAAAACCAGTGTACTGCCATTGTACTAGTAGGGCAAAAAACTTGGAGCGGGTAGTGGGAATCGAACCCACAACTAAACCTTGGCAAGGTCTTGTGTTACCACTAGCACCATACCCGCATCATGTGTGTATTATATATGCTTTTCAATCACTTGTCAAGCATTATTTTTGGTGCGAGTAGCCGGATTCGAACCAGCACGCCGAAGCGGGAGATTTTAAGTCTCCTGTGTACTACCAATTTCACCATACTCGCAATTTGGTCCGGCGTGAGAGGATCGAACTCCCATTAGAAGGGTAGAAGCCTACTGTATTATCCATTATACTAACGCCAGAAA